AAGATTTCCTATCCACGAATGTATAGTCATATAAATCGCCGCCAACCGCATAATCCCCCACATCCAATTTTAACAATTCTGAATTGTCGAAATGCAGTGGCTTTTGTTCTCTTGTATCTATGAGGATTGGCGTATTTGAATAATCTTTGTTGAATTGCTTTGGCAACGCTTTGGAAAGCATAGGTTGCATGTCTAATTGCTTACATGTGTCTTTGTAGCTGCCAAAGACCTGTTTACATAAGTCTATGTCTGGTAGATTGCTTGTTTGTAGATAGGTAGAGGGCGGTCCAGCAGTTATGCCCTTGGCTTGTAGTTTTTTTTGTAAAGATGTTACAATGAAATCTTTAACCTCCTCCTTTGATGCCTGTTTGCACCATTTGTTCATATTTCTTTTATTTATGAACTCTGTGGAAAAATACTGTTTATAATTTTTAAAAGGTATTAACTCGCCAGTTAATTTATCTTTTCTTTGATAGTTGTCCACATAGTAGTCTCCAAGCATCTTATCGTGCTTTTTGATGTGCGCGTGTAGACTCCTTAAAGAATCAAATGAATCCCCACATTCTTTGCATTTATATGACATCTTGCTGACCAATTCCTAATACTCTTGCTTTCCACTCTGCCATTCCCTCTAACCTCTCCGCTTCCTCTTTAACAGCTTGCTTTTGCATCTCTGCAATTCTTATCATTGTTTCTCTTTCCTCCTCCTCTTGGAAAAGTTGAACTATAGACAAAAACGAAGCATTTTCTTTGTTTAGCTTCTTCATTCTCTCGCTTCTGTCCCCTTGAAGCTTCTTTGTTAAATTTTCAATACGAGTTTCGCATTGATGATATTCTGAACTCTTAGCTTTGATAATTTCCGCAAGCCTGATAGACATTTCTTGCTGTTCATCTGCCTCGTCAAACATACTGTTAAGTTTATTTAAGTGAGCGCTTATAACTTCCAGATTGATTACCTCTTTGCACACATTTAAATACAAATTAATTTCATCAGCAGTTAAATCTGGCTTGTCCCAAGTCAACCTTACAAATTCATGCTCGAACAAAACTCGATCTTCTTGGTTTAAGTAATTGTTGATAATTTTTAGAAATCTTGAGTTAGAAAGGTTGACTCCGAGTTTTTCGACGCAAATTTGTTTTTGTCTGTTAATTTTCGATTCATCTAATCCTAAACCAGTGGCATCATTGATTTTTTTGATGATTCGTGACGAAGACTTCGGTGCAATGTATGAATTGAGAGCGCCAGAGTCTTGCGATGGCATGATGTCAGGGTTGATCTCTCTTATCTCTGCTAAAACTGCTCTTTGCTCTGCGCTTAATGGTCTTACAATCCTTGACGGGAAAATAATCTTTGCTATCTCTAAAGACGACAAACCTTCTTCAGCTTGTTGTAAAATAAATTCTCTTTGCTCTTTACTGAATTCGATTACCTCTGCTGGAATTCGACCAGTTGTTTTAAAATCAATAGAGTTCTCAACTAAAAACTTCCTTACCGCCCTTCCTTCTTTGGACCGCCCATCTAACGAGTCATCTTCAAAGCATTGCTTTGTCAAGTCTATCAAGTTAGGAATTTCAGATGCGTTATCCCTCAAAAAGTTTTTCTGCTGTTCAGTCAGTTCCATCTCCTATAATATCTTGGTCCCTTAGTATTTCCATAGCCACCTGTAGGAACTTCTTTTTTAAATTTTTTACTTGTCTATAGCCAAGTTTTCTTTTTTGAGCAGAAATTTTATAACCCATGAATTTAGCTACGTCTTCCTCACTGCTTTTATCAAAATAAAGCATTCTATATGCGGTGTAATGGGTGACGCTTAAACGTAGCTTCATTTGCCCATTTAACTTTTTTAAAGAAGTTGAAAAGTCAAAATCCATGTATTGTCTGCTAGTTACCTCTTTAACGTAATCTTCTGTTGATAATGGCAACTTAATTTCTAACGCTGTCTTTTTAGACTTTTCCCATTTTTGACAAATTGGACATATTGTTGAATCGTGATCCACCTGTTGATATTCAGGACAAGGATTTACATAATTACCATAATGGTTCCTTATAAGATTTCTAATTTGATTAGAAATTATTCTACCAATCCAAGGCTCAAGAGGTCTCTCTTGATCCCACATGTGCCACTTCTTAGAAATGTGCAGTTTGATGATCTGTTGAACATCATCAAAATCAAACCATCTAACAGCATTGAGTCTCCACTTATATTGCTGTTTTTTTATAGAGGCATCAATTACTTCAGAAAAGTCTTCGTATGTATACTCACCCTTCTTTTTTCTTTTCATCAATAAATTCATTAATAGATCTAGCCTTCTTTGTCCGAGGTCTATCGGATTCAGTTGACTCGCCTATTAATGAACCAAAAGTCATAGGGCTTTTGTCAGAGGCTTGCACCTCTACTTGCAAGTTGGAAATTGTCGGGACACACTGTGCGTCTGTCTCATCTTGAGAGATTACCACAGATTTTTCTAAAACAGGTAATCCTGCTGAAGTATTAGAAGAGGTTGTAGAAGCTAAAGAATTAAGTTGTTCCCCACACTTTTCACAAAAATTAGGTTTTGCATTTAGATAAGTCAGTTTTGCGCCGCAACTGTGACAAAATAGATGAGCCATACTATATATTTATATAATTAAAATAGTTTTTTTCTAAAAAAAACAAGGCAGGTGTCCTTTTGTGTTAGTAGCAGTTCGCCGCTTGCGCGTGACACTTTTTTCTTGCTTATATATATAATATTACACTTCCTTGCCTTTTTCTAACTTAGAAATGATAAACTTTAAAATTTTACTACGAACAATGTCATTTCTATTAAAAGAAAACGAATGAATCCCATTCTCCTTTGATTTGTCATCAGAGAAAATATTAAACATATCTTTGAAGCCAGTTTTGCCGTTAATGTCGCTTTGCATAAAATCTCCGCAGATGATTAACTTTGTGTCCTCGCCAATTCTTGTTATCAAAGTAGTCAACTCTTTAAATGTAAAATTTTGAGCCTCGTCTGCCACGATTAACTTATTATTCCAGTTCGCTCCTCTTAAGAAGTTAATTGGTATCGCTGTAATGCGCTCTTTCTGTTTTAAGAAAGCTGTATCTCCCTCATATATTATTTCTTCCAGCTTATCATACAATGGAAGCGTAAAAGGGTTAAACTTTTCAGACATATCTCCTGGTAAGCTACCCAATCCTTTATCTGCGCTCTCGACAATACTTCTTATGTAAAGAAGGTCTTTTTCTTTATCTTCAGCCATTAAACGCAAACACCCATATAAAGACATGTATGTTTTACTAGAACCTGCTGGGCCAGACACAAACATGATTTTTACCTCCTCATCTAGCAATGTCGCTAGAAATTTGCGCTGATTTGGGGTAAATTTAAATTTTCTCTCCTTAAACTTGATTGAGTGGAAAGTGTGAGGCTCTAAACGAAAATTAGACAATTTTTTAAGTGCCATATGTAATAATTATTACACATAAATCATAACTTAATCTGTTTAATTGTAGAAGTAGTTTTTAAAGTTTCTCCTCCTTGGGTTGATAAGGATTCGGTAAGCAACCTAGATCCATCACTAAACTTTATTAAATCTAAAATTTCTGTCATAACAGCCGTTCCACCAATTCCACAAAGGTAAACTTGCAAGGTTCCCGCTAAAGAGTCTCCACTAAAATTTATTAGATTGTTTACTCCAGTAGAAGTGATGTTTAATTCTTCTTCGACACCATCTAAAAGCATTTCCGAAGCATTCACCGAGCCTATGTTGTAAACTGGGCTTCTAGAGTAGTTTCTTTTAAAAGTTATTTGGCTTTGTGTATTATTCAAAGTGCTTGTACTATCTGTTAGCGAGCAAGTATGACCATAAGCTACAGCATCACTATCTAAAGGTACTGTTGACCCAGCATAAGGACTTGGGTCTCCACTTATAGGGCCACCAAGAGCAGGATCTAAAGAAACAAAATTTACATTTAATGTAACAGGAGCAAACGGATCAATATTCACAGATACATCTGTAGCATAACATTTATCGTAAACGCCACTGCCTAACTGAACAGCAACAAAGTTATCTTGATTATTATCTGATAAAAAATCCAATCCAGATAGCATCCCCGTGTGAAGCACACAATCTATAGATATATTAGCACTTAGCGCTCCTTCAAAACCAAACTGATCACCAGTCCCTATCGCTTTCCCTAATTTACGTTTGGGGCTATGATTTGTATTGTAATTTACACTGGCTTGAGTGGCAGCAATATACCTGTCCACTTGAGAAGGCGCAGACGCGCCCACACCAACTTCACCAATATAAACAGGAAACTCACTATATGATAAACTCATTTGTTTAATTTACACCATTTATTGGTTGCCAACTACCATTAAACCAAAATTCGCTGTAGCATAAGATATCCAGATCACGCCCCAACCATAATCCTTCTTCAT